AACATTCTTCAATTGTCTGGGGGTTCGGTATATTATTGTGTTGTGTCATCTTTCTGTTCTTTTGACTTCTCTAATTCTTTAAAACTTTTTACTTCTTGGAAATTCTGTAAACTAAAATCTATCCCACTGGTTAAGTTATCTATAAAACTCCTTTCTTCCATACTATCAGCTAATATTGCTTTGTATATTTTACGTAAAAGATTGTATCCTACTAATTCCTTATTTATCTTCACAAAAGACTGACAACATTCTCTGAGTAGATATAAATCTGCTATATTAAAAGAAAGTGTGGCTTCTTGAGATGTGTTAACCGGATCTGTAGCAATTAAAACTCCCAGACCAATTGTTTGAATTAAATCTACTGGTACTGGAACGCCAGCACTAGGCATTAATTGTCTGGCAGGTATATGCATCTTACCGTGTTCAGGGGTGTGTTCCATTAATAACGTTATTGAATCACTTAAATATAGTAATTCGTTTTCTGTTAATGTTAATAATTTAACTTCAGATAAGATTTCTTCTTCGTCTTGATAATACTCTTGATTAGGCATAGGGCTTTTCTCCTATCTGTATAAAACAGCGTCTACAAAGAAAAACACTTTTCTGCATTGAATTATTAGCCTCCCACACTTCTATAAGGGGAGGATCTGCCTGGTGTCCCTTTAATCTACATACCCAGTGTTTTAAATTAACCATAATATATTATACTAAAACTTCTTATCATTACGGAGATTAATGTTTGTTTGGTCTTCTAACTCTCTAACTCTATAAGTTAAGGTATCTACCTTGTCCATGAGTTCAATATGCATCTTTTTAATCTCTTCATAAGATTCTCTAAACTCATCAGACATTTGAATTAGATACTGCATAATGTTTGACATGGAATACCCCTTAACTTATTTTAAGTTAAGTATGCCTAATCAGTCAAACATATTAATACTAGTAATTACCATACCCCCCCTAGACACTTTAGTTAAATATTGCATATCTAAGGTTGTTACATACCAGACGATTCCTAAAGACTGGGCAGTCATTATCCCAATAATTGCTAAAGGTACTTTAATATTTGCCAGATTCATTTAACTACTTCTTCTCTAATAATCTCCGTATTCTCTATTTTCAGAGTATGAACCCTTTCCAAGGTCATCTAATGCCTTACCAATGTTCTCATGGTCAGACATAATAGTTCTCATTTCATTTTCCATAAGAACATCCATCTTTTCTAGTTCATCAATTGCCTCGTCCAATTCCTCTATTGCTTCCTCTAGTTCTGTTGGGTTAAATTTTTCACTATGGATTTCATCCATTATTTGAATTTTCTCTTTAATGTTTTCAAGATCGGTTTGCAACACAGCGATGTCTATTGTAGTTGCTTGTTCTTGCATAGTAGACACTGATTCATCTAAATTCCTAACAGTAGAATCTAAGGTTGCTACATACCAGATTATCCCGAAAGCCTGGGCAACTATTATTCCAATAACTGCTATAGGTAATTTAATCTTTGTGAAGTCCATTTATTCTGCTATTACTTTTCTTTTCCGAACACACTTCCTGTTAATAAAGCACCGAAAGCTAAGTGGAATAACCCACCACCCTTCAATGTAAAAGGTTCGTGTTGAGATACGAGTTTCTTTAGATATTCCATCTGTACTAAAGGGTCTTCAATTGCTTGTAGATGACTCATATAATCAGCTAAATCCAATCCCATTCTTGCAAACCCATAATAAATAGGGACTACCATAAAATCATATATGCAGATTACTAGATAGACTATTAAAGCCGTCCATCGCCATCTCATAATACTCATCTTTTAACTACTCCGGAATAACGATGTTATCAATCAAATTAATAGCGGCATCAGAAAATCCTTGTAATTCAGAAACAATTACTTTTTTCTCGGCCTTAGTAATCTTTTTATCTTTCAACGCAGCCCCAAGAGCTTTTATAACGTCCATCCCCTCTTTTAAAACTTTCTTACCTTGAGATGTTTGCCCTGAATTTAACTGAACAAACGTAATAATTAAACTAATTATATTCATAATAGATTCTCCTTATCTAAATCGTCGTCTTCACATAAACACTGACCATTCCCACAAATACAAGATGATATAATTTCTTGAGAACAGTCATAACAGTCACAATCGCATACGCATAATGTTTCTATACATATGCATTCGCCGGTTTCTACACAGTCACAATCGTTATTCATTAATGTCATAACAACAACCTCATTCATTTTCCAGGACTTTCATTCCCAAAGCTATTACGCCACCTATTGTACCTGTTGCGATCTCCGGCATACCATTAGTAGCCCCAATATAAGCTA